GAATTGTAAAACAGAAGGCACAGCGATGATTTCGGGGTTTTCAGAGCAACTCTTGAAGATATTTATGACATACGACGAGTTTAAACCTGAACTCATTGTCGAAGAAATACTTGCCCCTTACCTCTCTGAAATCTTCATTGACGATACCGAATGAGCGTTCTTGTATATCAATGTGTGTCTGTGTATTTATTTCTATTTTTTATATTAATAATAAAAAGAATTAATCGCCGCTTAACGCCGCTTAACGCCGCTTAACGCCGCTTAACGCCGCTTAACGCCGCTTAACGTCGCTTAACGCCGCTTAACGTCGCTTAACGCCTCTTCTTAGCCTTCACCAGTTTAGTAGCGGTACTCTTGACGAATGAACCGATATCCTTGGTGGAGTTCAGGATACGTCCTGGGCTGTTGCGAAGTGATTTCACGGGGTTCTTGATAACCTCCTCAACCTCGCTTTCGAACACTTGTATCTTGACGAATAGATTGGTGAGGGTGCTTATCAATATAGGGATGATGATGACGGTGAATAGTAATACCATAAATAAGAAGAGGGAAATCATCGTTCCGATGGCGATGATATCACGGCGCAGGTCTTCGGAACACTTGCACTTCTCGTTCATTAAATAACGCACGTAATCGAAAGCGTAATAGATATATACGACGAAGGTTAAGAAGAATACGAATGAACCGAATGCGAGTAATTGAACGATGCCGATACCCATACTCTTAGCGATACCCTTGACATCTATGAAAGCGGTAATCGCAAAATACGCTAACGCAATCATCGTGAAGGTCTTTATGAACTCCTTGTTGCTGTGGTCGGAACAGGCACAACCGACGTTTTCTAACTTGTATATATAACTCCATATGATTAGAAGTAGTAATACAAATATGATTTGTATGAACCCACTACTATAAAAAGATAAAGTGCTGTCTGTCTCTTTCATTATTCTATATTACTTATACTATAATAATAGAAATTATTTATTTTTCTATAATATTATAGATTAAAAACTTTGTCGAACTATCGAAACTTTTGATATCGAGAGATTTTATTTTATCGACGATAGGCGTTTTGTATGCGTCGGTCTGCGTGGATTTCAATACTTTCAAGATTTGTTCTAAGAATATATCGATGATATATTTGTGTATATGCGGACGCCCGAAGCATTCGTTCGTGAGATACTCGTAAATGTCATCGAGTAGCCGAGGTATCTCGGATTGCTTGTATTTCGCCCAAATGACATTTGTATTATGGATACCCTTCTTCCACTTCACATAATCGCAGTATAACTCATACTCGTTGTTAAGCAACAATAGGTTATTTTCAAATATATATTTCGGCGGTATCCACTCCTTTTGATTGATATAATTGTCCCATAATTTATTTATCATCTGCGTTAAAAAAGCATTATCAAAGTAGTCGAGCAATTTGATGTATAGATTATCATCGGACGGAACGACAGGCGGAACGACGGACGGAACGGCGGATACATCGCATACTTTGATATAAGACCAAATAATTAAAAAAAGTTCCTCGGTATTATTCGCATCGATAATCGCCTTGATTTTTTCATAAATGACGTCTCGATTTTTAGCGGTCAATTTATTCAAATGCCCTATCAACGCACGTTTCGTGCTGGAATTATCAGAGAAGTCGGGAATGATAATATGAAACCTACCTTTTACGGATGAACCCGTGCTATTCCCTGCGTATGCCGATGATTGATGTTGCGAATGCTGTTGCGGATATTGCTGATGATGCTGAGCGTTATGATGCTGAGCGTTATGATAATGTTGCGAATGCGGTTGATATTGTTGATGATGTGAATGCTGCGAATGCGAAGAATGCTGCGTATGCGAAGCGTGATGCGGTTTATCCTTCTTGTTATATATTTTCTTTTCCCATATCATCTTCGGGTCGTAGAATGAATCAAAACAACTACACGATTTTTTAAGGGCTTCCGCTTTTTGTAGTATATTATCGGGAACATCAATGTTATACCGATTTTTAAAAATAGATAAAGGTATTTTCACTACTTTGTCGTCCATTTATATGATAATATATAAATAATCTTATATAAAAATTATTCGATATACTATGATATATCAAAGATATACATCAAATATCTTATGGATTTCGTGGATAAACTTGATACATTGTATAATACTCATCTTATCTATCGGACAATCGTTGTATGCGATGGCGACATTTGCGAATATAAGAGGTTGTTAGAAAAGAGGGATTTTAGCGTCTATCTAACTGGTGCCGATTTCGATATCAACTATGACACATTGGATTGTCGGGTGATTTTAATCGAAAGCAAACGCATCGAGGATTTTTTAAACAACGTCATTTCAAAGAAGATTAATAATTTTTATACGTTTATAACTTTCACAAATGACAATGATGATGCGAAGGACGCAATCACTAAGAGATACTCTGATAATCCCGAGATTATTAACAATATCGTTTAGAATAAATTATTATATATCATTATGTTAGAATTGAATAGAATAGATTTGAATGGCGAAAACGTTTGCTCGTGTTCGTGGCAAAACTTCGAGTAGCGGAACGCTTTACACGATTATTATAATATCCACGGTATTCTTACTCGCAGTGATACTCTCGAATAAGGACGTGATACGTGAAAGGTTCTTCGGTGGCGACGCAAAACGCCTCAGTTTTGAATACTATTATATGGATACGTGCGGACATTGCGTAGAGTTTAACGAGACGGGTATATGGGATAAATTAAATAAGGAAACGTTTAATCACATTTCGCTTAAAAAATACAATCGTAGCGAACACCTCGAGCGTGTTAAAAGTTTAGGGATTTCGAGTTTCCCGACGTTTGTCGTGGTCGATAATTCTTCGAACATCATCGCATCTTTCGAGGAGGCAAGGACATACGAGAAATTACTGGCGTTTATAAGGAAGTATGATAAAGAATAGTGAAACGAAGGAACGGGGGGAACGAGGGGAACGAGGAATGAATGAGGGAACGAATGAATATTTAAGTAAAACAAAGTATATTAAATATAATATATTATAGTAAATGGGCGGTGGTATTACACAGTTAGTTTTAAAAGGTCAGATGGACTCATATATTAATTTAAATCCTTGTATCAATTACTATAAATATGTGTATAATAAGCACGTCAATTTCTCGATGGAAAATAAGAATGTTATTCCCGATATCAATTCGTCGATTAACCTCGCTTTCACGACGGAGAACAAGATAATCACCTTCACAATCAAGCGATACGGCGATTTAGTAAGCAATATGTATCTGTCGTTTAATCTGCCCGACATCTACTCTACGGATGCACATCGCTTTCGCTGGATAACGAACGTCGGACACAACTTTATCAAGACTGCGACGATACGGGTGGAAGGGAGCGTTATCGACGAAATCTATGGTGAATGGATGAATATCTGGAATGAATTGACGAACAAGGACGGTGTAGAGTATAACAAGTTGATAGGGAATATCCCCGAATACACAAACCCGAATAATAACAATACGAGGTATGTAATTCGAAATAACATCTTGTATAACAAAACATATCCGACGACGGACAAAGTAGCGAATGCTGGAAACCCGTCGATAAAAGGGCGAATATTACAAGTGCCTCTGAACTTCTGGTTTACGCGAAATCCGTCGTTGGCATTGCCGTTATACAAAATACAAAATCAGGAGATTAAGGTCGATATCAACATCAATGATATCGAGATGTTGTATCAGGTATGGTGTGATAAACTGAAACTCTACGTATCTCCGAAGTTCTACAATATGATATATAAAGATACGATAAAAATCAATACGTTTATAGGGAGCGAAAGTTATATTCAGTGTTTTCTGGATGTGAATTATATCTTTCTCGACAGTGCGTATCGAATGAGTTCCTTACAAAACGAGGGAATTGTTAAATACGTCGTCGATTACGTGAAGAGACAAGCGTATCCCGCATTAAATATCACGAGTTATGGCGACAACTATACTTTAACAAACTCCTACAATCATATTAAAGAAATCGTGTGGGTATTGCGTCGAACCGACGTTCCAGAGAAGTTCAACATACACGACAACTATACTGCTTCGCATACCTATAACGAAACGATGGGATTGTTAGAAACCGCCCAAATCAAATGGGCGGACACAATCATTCGTGAAGACCAAAAGGCGTATTATTATAACAACATCCAGCCGTATCAGTATCATACGAACGTCCCACGAACTGGAATATACAGTTATTCGTTCTCGCTCTTTCCCGAGAAAATAGTGAGTGCGGGTTCTTTTAATAACCAGATGATAACAACGTCTTTATATATAAATATCAATAATCGAGGGAACAACGACGGCACAAAAGATATCACGAAGAAAAACGAGTTCAAGTATCTATTCGATTTGATGCGACGCAAGGAAGTGCCTTATATCAACGAGAACGAAGTGAAACTGGATGTCATCGTATATACGAGGGTCATCAACGTATTCTCGGTGATTAACGGAACGTGTAATTTTATGTGGTCGAGGTAGCCCCCTCACACGTGCGTGTCTGGCATATTTTTTATATCCTTCTTTAAATAAAAAGAGAGTGTCAAATACATACAATGGATTTATTAGTATTAATCCTAATCTTATTATCAGGATACATCATTAAATATCTAATCGACACGATAAACACCTTGAATAACGAAATAAGGGAGATTAAGATGAAATGTATATCTGCGAAAAGCGACGTTCAGTTCGATACGCAGCCTACGGCATCCGCTTCCGCTGCTTCCGCCACGGCGTCATCGCCTGTCGCAAATGCCGCCAATGACGTATTAATCAAGAACATCACTTATTTCAAGGATTATTTTGATAAACAATGATATAAATAATAAACGCATATATCTTTAATATAAGGCTTCGCCGTTTCGCTACTTCGCTACATCTCTTATATGCCTCGAAAAGCGAAAACAACGGACGATACGGTAAGCGATGCGAAGAAGAAGAAAAACCTAATGAATACAATCATCAAGGACGTTTCGGTAGTTGAAAATGATGATATTATTTTACAACTGCCTCTTTCGTCCGCTCAGATAAACAAGTTGAATATAACGGATAGCAATACGACAACGGAGTTCCCCGAGCCGTATGAGCCGAACTGTTTTTATATCAATGAAAACAATACGTATAGCACGATACAGGACAATATCATCTTTGATAATAGCAATAGCGAGTATTCTTTGAAAGTCTCGCATACCGACGAAATCCTAAACTCGAATAACAATTGCTACTGGTGTTGCCACCCTATCGACAATCGGACGTTCGGGATGCCCTATAAATATAATATTAAAACCGATACCTATGTATTGTTTGGGAACTTTTGTTCGCTCGAATGTGCGAACGCCTACAACTTCTCTTCGCATTGTGGTAGCGACAAGGTATGGGAAATCAATAGTTTAATACAGATGCTTAGCAAACACTACGGATACACGCATCCTATTCGTCCCGCTCCATCAAGGTTTTTACTAAAAATATTCAACGGACCGATGTCAATTGACGAGTTTCGTGCGGGGCATTACACGAATGACAAAACCTATATTCTTAATCTCCCGCCGATGATTTCTACGAATTTTAGTTATGAAGTCGTGAATACCTCGTATTTAAAGAATATAACCGACAACATGCACATCAAATTAGACAATCAATCGACGATGAATAAGAATAAAACGAAGACATCGACGGCGAACGCCAATACGATTGATAATAAACTCAGTTTAATCGTTACGAAATAAAAATTGATATAAGGAAATATATTCTTATATATATGCTCTCACAAATGGCAGATATTACGACGGCGACTGGCGATGCTTCGACGGGCATTTACTTTTCTCCGTATAGAATTTCGACGATAACGTGTAATGCGAATATTGGCAACAACATCAATATAAATCTTGGTATCTTGTTTGACAATATCAAGGTGATTGAGAATGTTGCCGAAGGGTGCGACAAGGGGGTTGTATGGGTTCAGTTTATGAAAAACGGGACAGATGCGTCGAAGGGCGTGTATCCCAAGAAGCGTAGGAAGAGCAAGAAGAATACGATGAAAAAGAATAGGTTTGATAATCAGGTTACGGTGATTTACAAGTTTCACGACAAGTATATCCCGAATGTCAAGATATTCAAGAATGGCAATATACAATTGACGGGTATCAAGGATGTCAAGGATACCGAGCATATTGTCAATCATATTATCGGCGACATTACGGAAATCTATAATACGATTGATAAGAACATCATTCTAAATGTTGCGACTGAGCCTGAGTTCAAGTTGGATTTGAAATATCAGAACTTTAAGATACGTATGATAAACACCGACTTCAAGGTTTATTGCGACCCCGAACTTAAAAAGGGGTTTGAGATACGTCGTAAGGAGATACACAAGTTGTTTATCAATGACGAATACAATAACAAGTGTAGTTTTCAACCAGGAATATATCAAGGCGTCAAGTTGGAATACTTTTGGAATATTAACAATAAAAATAAAAACGGGATTTGTTCGTGTCCCAAGTATTGCTATGGGAAAGGAATGGGACAACATATAGGCGAATGTAAGAAGGTTACTGGTGCTTTATTTGAAAGCGGAAGTGTATTGATTACTGGCGGGATTACGTTCGAACAAGTCGATGAAACTTACAAATACATTTGCGATTTCTTAGTAAAACACAAAGATACGATAAAGAAACCGTCGCCGAATACGACAATCGCCCTTGCGGAGGCTGCTACTGCTGCTGCACAGACAGCGGAAGCAGCGCAATCAAGGGAGACTGCTATATTAATCTAACGCTAAGCGACTAAGCGTATTAGCCTAATACGTTTGTATGACAGGAGAAGTTGTATATGTTATCGACGGGAGCGTCGCCGCTACCGCTACTGCTTAATAAATTATATTTTTTATAATCACTACTATCCACAGTATTGTTTCCAGGTCTATTATAAGACGGTATGTGATGACTTGCGTAAAAATGGGAACTATATGCGACGGCATTGGGTTCTGTGCGTGGTATCACATAGTTATTGCCCCACGGCTTCTTATCAAATAGGACGTCGCCCGTGTATAACCCCGCATTTTTTAGTGGTTCAGGGGCTTTAACATTGGGTGCGTAGTCTAACATCGAATACATCAATTCAGTTTTCATTTTTTGTATTTATTCTATTACAATAGAAGGAATAAAAATTCACATAAAGAATACAAAATAAGGAAATAAAGGAATTAAAGGGATAAGGATTTAATGAGTTCGCAAAAAAAGAAAGAAAAGAAAGCCACGACAACCGAGGACTTTCTTCTCGACGGTTTGGATAACAAACAGATTACCGATATCGTTCAAGATATTATGAAAATAATACACGATAATAAGAGCCTGTCGTCGGGACAGTTATCGCATACCTCGCTCGTTCATAATATAACCCAAGAGGACAAGTTCAAGTTTTTCATCGAGAGGTATCCGATGCTTTTTGAGATGGTTACAAAAGAAGCGGGATTTGATTACTCGTTTTTCGAGTATTTCTTGGCGAAGCGTGAAACCATCATAAAGAAACAGAAACCGAGCGACGAAGTTCATAAACAAGTAGGACAAGAAATGTTCGATTTATATTATAAAAAGTAATAAAATATGAATTAAAATTATTAAAATAATAAAAATTGATATAAGAGATTACATAATATGTAATTACACCGATGAATTTCGTTTGCTCTCCTACATTTCCAACCGTTCCTGCTATGACTACCGTTCCGACCGTTCCCGTCGCTCAGGCAGCCCCCGCTGCTCTTGCTGTTGCCGCTGCTCCCGTTGCTCCGATTGTCCCGACGTTGTATTCCCTTATTAACGAGACGTATGCTCTCTATGAAGCGAATGCTGCGAATGCTGCGAATGCCGTTAACGTTGCTAACAACAGTTATGCGAATTGTCTGATTACGCTCTTGAAGAAGTATCACTTGTGGCCTCTTATGAAAGTGAAGAAGTTCAAGGGGCGTAGCGATATTGTTCTGCTACACAATTCGTATATTCGCAATAACGTAGATAATTTCAAAGAATTATACGAGCAGTGCCGTAGCGTCGTATTGGATTTTAGCCTCGAACGTAATAATAACGTAGTCGTAACCTACGCTAACTCTATCCCCGAGCGGATTGATTACAATCATTATATCTCTTCGTTGTATTCTGCGGAAGACAAGGTATATGAGGCGTATGACGGAACAATCATTACCGTATATCATTACAAGGATGAGTGGTATTTCGGGACGTCAAGTTGCCCTGATGCGAATAGTTCGAAGTTCTCGCATCCTACAAAGACACACGGCAATATGCTTGACGAAATCCTGTCGAAATACTTTCATATCCCGCTCTCGACGCTTCCGCTAAATCCTACTATGGATGCTGAGGGAGGTGTAGATAGCGAAGACTGCGAAGTAGGTGGCACAGACGGCACAGACGTTGGCACAGAGGACACTTCTGTGAAACTGAGGAGATTATTCACGCAACATCTCGACCCGAATATGGCATATGAGTTTATTATCGTCCATCACGAGAACAAGCATATCATCGATTATACGGGGTTTCTCGGTGAGAATTATATGGAGATGTTTCACGTGAATACGAAGCATCGCAGTTCGCTCGTCGAAACGGATATCATATCGTCGATTATCCCGTCGCTCTTGGAAATTGGCGTGAAGTATCCCTTGCCGTTTAGTAATATTCAAGAGGCTTACGCACATATTCAGGCGAACCCGTATAGTTATGGTTTAATCGTTAAAAAGATACTTGCGGACAAGGTGAAGTTATA